GACGCGACGCCTGCCGCCACGCGACGGGCTGAACAGCCCCCGGCTATGCCGGGGGCTGTTTGCGTGTCTTTCAAAGAATGTCTACCAAATGTCTACCATTGGAACCTTTAAGCCGGAAAAGCCAACTTTTTTCGTTCTGACGTACCATTCTCCTTATAAAATTCGGAGTGCAAGGAGAGTCATACACCCCTTGCACTCCACTAGATTCTACCACAGACCAACAACGCTGTAAAGAATCCGACGTAAAATACTGATATCCGAGTTCTCCACGCTGTACATCCTGCACAGGAACAAGGTCATGCAAGTGGAGTCCAAAAACTATTGCATGGTAATGAGGACGAAAAGTTTGGGAGCCATACTCACCACAAGCATAGAATCTAATCTGGTCATCTGGGAACGCTTTACGCAGCCGCTTCATGAAGAGCTGCCAATCACGCTTACGAAGTGAAAGAGACTCTTGAGCCTCACCAGTCTCCGGATCAGCATAGTAAGACACTGGAACATGATCTTCATTGTAAGTCAACGTGATGAAATATGCGGAATCATGATACTGTAGCTCCAGCATACACCGATTAGCCCATTCACGGGAGCGATCAATACGGCAGCCATCACAATAACCGCAGGGAATCTCAAACCAATTCAGAAAGGACTTCACACGGTAAGGCGAAATCTCAGGCACAGCAACAGCACGAATCTTGCCTTTCTCATCCATCTCAAGGTGATGCACCTCATAAGGGACGATCTTCAAATTGCGCTTACCAGAAGGAAGAGTACCAATCTCAAATGCTTTCATAGGATGAAAACAACTCAGTTACAACACCCTCTCCGTACTCGGAAATCTGGTGGTGTCAGTGGGAACCAATATATCAAGTATGTATTGGTTCCCACTGAAACGCCCTCCAGCCTCAGTCGCGAGATCTACGACCAACACCCTGGCGACGACCAACACCACGACGCGCGGAAGAAACTCCGCTACTCTTACCAGAAAACAAATCAGTAATAGAACTCCACAAATTATTCAAAGAACCAGACAAACCACGACCACTAGAATTATCACCAGAATCAAGAATAGAGCCAATACCTTGCCAAAGATTAGAAGGAAATGCAGACTTCAAATCAAAATCATGCGTAAAACCAGCCTCCTGAAGCTGCCTATTAACATCAGCATTAAAAGCAGCGACCTCACGAGTAGTCATAGCATTCACATCATAGCCATACTTAGCAGCAGAAGCATGAATCGCAGCCGCAACCTTCGAGGCAGCAGCAGACTGATCAGAGGCATACTTAGTACCAGCAAGAGACTGATCGGACACGTAGCGAGTAGCAGCAGCCTGAATATTAGCAGTATCCAACTGTGTTTGCGCCTGCAACTCACTAGTATATTTAGACATAGCAGTATACTTATCAGCAACAGCCTGATTAGACTGAGCAGACACGCGAGTAGCCTCCAAAGACATCATCGAGTTAAGAAAGCTAGATAAGAGCCCAGAAATAGCAGAAGTAGCAGAAGTATCCACGTCACCATGAGCGCCAGACGGACTCGACGAGGAAGCAGTAGCGCCAGAGGTAACGGCAGCACCACTACCACCAGTAACAGACAAAACAGGATTAAGGCCAGCGGCAATTAAATCACGCACCTCTCTCTGATGAGCAGTATTTGACATGCGTTCTTGCCAATCACGATTCTTCCGGGCCTCGGCAGAATTATAATCACGGGCAATCTGAGCCTGCTGCACTTGCCATTCACGCAGCTTCTCGGCCTCCTTCGCGGAAGCCGCCGTATTATTTTTCGCAATACTCTGCAAAGCACCAATGCCAGTAGCCAGCTGCCCAGTATTGGGCAGCTGGTTACGCTTCTCGGCTTGCCAGATCGGCATCTGCACGCCATTACTAGCATTATAAGCCATAAATTAACCTCCGTCAATGATGGTCAATGAGACCGGGGATAGAATACACAGGCATAGGCCGAGTAGCCTTACACTGCACATAGATATCAGCAAACATCTGGTTAGAAACCGCACTGGTAACTGCCAAGACACGATCTACATTAGCCTTATCCTCGCGGATCCACGCATCCGAAAGCGAAGGCAGCTTAGAATAATCGTCAGCCAAATGCCAAACATCAAGCGAAGTCTGCGCTTTAGAGCGCATCTCACCACACACACGGGAAGGCTTATACCGATAATCGGCCCACGCTTCCTGATAACCAAAGACCTCATTATCAGTAGCCTGACCAGTAGCAAAAATCTCCTTGTTAAGAACAGCCTGCTCGCCAATATTAGCAAAGACCGGCCAGTAATAATCAAAGCGATCCTTACGGCTCCAGAAACGTTCAAGACCTTGCTGATAGGTATGATCATAACGGGCAACCATCAAACCAAGTATAAAGCCATGCTCCACAAAGGACTTAATAAAATCGCCATGAACATCCGTAGTGACAGAAAAGGCAGCAGTATCACCAAGAGGGGTACCGTCAGGCTGCGTACCACTACTCTGAACAACCTGATTAATATTAACAGGAATACGATTACCGCCGAGGTATTCGGGGCGCTGGAGACGGGCATCCGGAGAGGTAACGCCAAAATGAGACTTGAGGACTTCAATGTAACGGGTACCACCACGGGCATCTTTCTCGTACAGCTTCTGAATCTGGAAAGCCATACGGAGCTGATTAATCGTAGCAGCAGACACAGCACCATCATTCACAGCCCAAAGATTATTAGGGATAATAGGCTGAGCAGAACCAGAATAGGTATCTGAAATACCATAAAGCGGCATATTTACTTTACTAGCATTAAAAGTACCAGAATAGTTACCACTAGTAGAACCAGCTAAACGAGAAACAATAACATCCTGAGGATTCTCATTATTACTATTACGCAAAGTTGCAGTATAAGGGACAAAGGAAAGCGGGTTAGTACCAGGATCCGGAACGAGATCAGCCAAAGTCATGACCGGCATATTAGTAGAACCGGCAACAGGAATAGTCACATCAGGACCTTTCTGGGGAGAAGGAAGACAACTGGTAAAATAGTCATGAAACTTAGCAGCCTTAAAGGGAAGACCACCTTTAGCAACATCAGTAATATAATTACCAGTATTCACACCAGTAACAGTGGCATCATTTACAGGGATATCAAGAGGATCGGAAAGATTCTCATCACGAAACCACTCATTCATAATAAGAGCATAAGCACGGAACGGCAGCGCATTGACAGACAAATTATCAATGCCGGTAGGGATACCAAAATAATCAGCAATCGTACCAATATTCCAGCCACCAACCGGAGCGGTAATCTGAGGGACAGAATACTCAACCGTAGGAATCCAAGCAGACTCAGTATTTTCACCCATCAGCTCTTTCCAATGCTGCCACACAATACGATTAGGCACAAAAAAGAAATAAGTGTCAATATACAGATTATCCATCATGGGAGTAAGCAGCGTCTGCATACGGGACACCATAGAGGTCTTAAGCTGGAAAGTATCTCCGGGCAAAACCTCATCCACATAAAACGGAATAATATCACCAACATTATAAGACAACTTCACAGAATGATCACGCCGAAATGTAGAACGAGACAAATCCAAATTGGTCGGATTAAGAGCAAAGCGGGTATTTTCATTACGAGACATCAAACAAACCTCCAGTCAGCTAACTGTTGTTCAAGGGAAGGGGCTTACGCCCCTTCGGAGGACGAGGGTGACGGGTTGTTCACGCCTGCGGGCGTAGGAGGCGGCTGTGCGGGGTCAGAAGCAGGAGGGGTAGGAACAGCATAGCCCATAGCCTGCAACCAGCTCTCAGAGCCTGCCTGAGCGAGCCAGGCATGGAAGGAATGGCCGAACTTCTCACGGACATCAAGAGGCAGGGAATTGAAAGTCTGCTCACCGGCAATAACCTGATTCAGCAACTCTGCATAAGTTTGCGGGAACTGGGAAAAATCACCGAAGGAACCTTGCACACGAGACAGCGCTCCAACATCTCCAGACTGGAAACGATCAAGGATCTTATGTAAATCAACACTGTCGCGATGGGACTGGATAAAATCATACAAATTCTCACGGCCGGACTCCTTAAGGGTCATAATACCATTACGGTCAAACTCAGGGGAATACAAAATCTTCTCACGCTGGCCGGGATCACAATGAACGCGATCACGCTGATCATGCCACGTCTTAAACATCGAATCACTCCTTATACGTGCTGGAAGCAATACCTAACAGGGCACCGAGGAAAACATCAATAGCAGAAATGGTACCAACGACCTCTTCCGGATAAGGCAGCGTCCACAACTTAGCCAAGGCAAAATACAAAGTACCGAGCGCCGGCAACAGAATCATAGCGATCCACTTGAGGGTATCATAGAGGCGATTACTCATATCAACTCTCCTTCATAGCCAAACGTACCTGAGAGCCTTCCGAGATCAGCTCCTGAACAGCAGCAGGGGTAAGCTGGCCAGACTCAGTATCAAACTCGCCGATACAATACAACCGGAAATCATCAGCATGAGTAAAAAGGACTCCTTGACCTTGCATGATAGCATTAGCAAAGTTACGAGCAGCAGTAAAATGATTGGTATCAACTGTGGGAGTAAGGAAACCAGTCTTGTCATCACGGATGCAATAAACATTGTACTTCACACCAAAAACCTCCAAAAAATCTCGTTAGTACGGGTAATCATACGCATCTCTTCCAGCGTGTAACACCGGCAGAAATAACGCTCGTTCAGATGGTCATAACCGGAGCAGCAATAACGGAAGTCAACATCTTCAACCTTAGTGATCGCAACAGCGCTGAAACCTTGCCGACGAAGAAAGCGGCGGAAATTCTGAATACCTTGGCACTCACTCACATCCGGATACCTCCACGATAGATTTTGGGATTCACATTGATACGCTTGCTGTTAACAGCAGTGTGGCGGAAGACCTGACGATCCTGACCACGGGACATTCTTTTACCCATAAATTACACCTCACAAATCTCGCTTCAAATTTTTGATACGATTACGGAAATTACTCTCTTTGATCTCAAGCACATCCAGATAATCCAAATCGGTCTTGTCCATCATTCCTTTCTTAACTTCCTCAGCAAAATGCTGGCGCCGGGCCTTAAGCTCTGTAAGCTCCTCATGATGATCGACATCAAAAAGTCTGTCGAAATACTTGGGGGGACGAATCTTCATACCGCCACGATCAGAGGACAGATTAATAAAATCATACTCATAACAATCTGGATGATCTTCAAACCATTGGCGGGCGATACCAGGACGGCGGGACATCAACGTAAACTCAGGCTCAATATTAAATTCTTGGTAGACTTGAGCATCTTGGCCGTACTGCTTCTTAAGAACGTAACGAGCCACATACGCACATGTTTCCCAGGTTACACGGCCTACCATCACATAGCCAATTAGGCTTCTGACAGGGGAGTCATACTTTTCGCTGGAGATGTGTCTTTCGGCTGGAAGTTGCTTCCTGTCGGCTCTAAAATTTAGAAGGAGGAATTCCAGATGAGAAACCTCAAACGGGCTCTCAGCCTGGCTCTGGCCGCCGTTATGCTGATCGGCATGATGGTCGTCGGCGCTTCCGCTGTGAGCTACAACGATTTCACCGACCGCGATGAGATCGTGAACAAGGACGCCGTTTCCATGCTCACCACCCTGGGCGTGATCGACGGCAAGACCGACGGCAGCTTCGATCCCGAGGGGACCGTGCGCCGCGACGAGATGGCGAAGATGATCTCCGTCATCATGAATCAGGGCGTTGACAACAACGAGCTGTATTCCGGCGTGGACAGCAAGCTGACCGACATCGGCGACAACTGGGCCAAGGGCCACATCAACTACTGCTTCACCCTGGGCATCATCGCCGGCCGCGGCGACGGCCGCTTCGACCCCGC